TCTTTAGTGTCGTTTCATTTTCTTTAATAAATCCGGCTAGTTTTCTAAATACTTCGCCGGCTTCTGTTCCAAAAGTTATAATCTTTTTTTGTAACTCGTCAATACTTTTAGAGCCTGTCAAAATTGTAAGACTATCTACTAATCCTTTACCTATAGCCTCTTGTGCATCCTCTATTGCTGTCTTAATACGTAAAACACGATTAGCGTAAGTCTCTGCAGCTGTTTTCGCCTGGCCGCTAAAAGTCTTACTAAGGTAAGCTACAATTTCTTGTAAATCACCTGTTGCCAGCATTGTTTTATCTATGCCAACATTTAACTTACCAAGTCCTGCAACATTACCTTTATAGGCCTTTGATAACGCTGTAATTACGCTGTCTAAGCTATTTGTTGAACCGGCAGAAATGTCCATAGCCAGGTTAAGTAAAGTAGTGGCATCGGCTGTGTCTTTAGTAGTAACTGCTAAAGTCTGAAATGCTGGCACTAAATCGGCTTTAAGGGCTCCTGTAGCTAAAGCTAACTTATCTAGGTATGAAGCAACAGAGACGTCTTGCATTTGCAAACCAAGATTTTTTAAGGTCTTAGAAAGCCCAGCCATTTCTTTTTCATTAGCCGCAAAAGCGTTAATAGACCTACGAGCAAACTCCTCAAATCCAACACCAATTAAAGCCCGCTTAACATTAGTAGCTAATTTATTAGCAGAGTTTCCAGCCTTGTCAAAAGCCTTCTGTCCTAAAAATTGGGAGACTATATTTATGGATACATCGCTCATTTTTTGTTCCCTCTAAATACAAATCCTTTTTTTTCAAAGTTACTAGCTGCTTTTTCAATGGCCTTTAATACAGCTGCGTTAGCTCTGCCCTCATCTTCGGCCCAGGCACGGTAAATAGCTCGTCCAGTACTCTTACGCCCTGGATTACCTACTAAACCTTTAGGCCGGGCGTTAACTAACTGGCCAGTAGAGTTGAGGCTGTTTATAAATTGCTTACCGGCATTAGGATTAAGCGAGTTGTTGTAACCCTTACGGTATGAGTTATCTTTTTCTTCATAATAGTTAATCTGAAAATCGCCAGGGCCATCGCCACCTGTACGATAAACAACGCTCTTACGTTTGTAGTTTGGTTGCCCATCTTTATTTTTACGTCCTGCAGTTTCATATATGGCACCGCCAGCTGAGGCGTTTACAATACGCGCAAGATATGACCAGCCCGCTTTATTGGCCCTAGTAGGCGTAGTCTTATAGCCAATTTTCCGCTTAGCTTCTCCTGAATTAAACTTAGGAAAAGCTCTGTAATTAGCAGCATCGGAAGAAAGAGGTTTAGACCAGCCTGAAAGTAGTGAAGCATCGGCCGGTATAAACCCTCTTGCCTTAGTTACAACAGTAGATAAAGCATTACCTACCTCAGTTTGATATTGCTTTAATAAATCCGGAGCAAACTCTTTAGAGGCTTTAAGTAGCTCAACGACGCCCTTTACTTCGGTTGGCATTTTGCATCTCCTTAGCTCTGTCGTTAAGTACCTTTAACATATTTTTAAACATATCTGCATCAAGGTCTAGCAAAAACTGGGGCGGGATTCCTGTTTCAACGGCTAGTTGAGCGACCAAGTAACCAAAAGAACCCCGACCCACTATTGCGAAGGGTCATCATCTAACACTTCAACCTTAGATAAAGTGTCTAAAAATAACGCTCCAAAAACAGGTACTTCAACTCCATCTGACCTAAGACATTCCCAAGCCAGCCAGTAAACGTCACTCTGTTTTTCATCATCTCTAAAAGCTTTGTGAAAGCCTTTTTTTGCATACAACTCAAAGGCCCACTCTATTTTTGGCGTTATCTGATGTTCAGATAACGTACCGTCAGCCCTTGTTATTTTGAGTTTTGCCATTGTGTTAGCCCCTTTTCTTTATTCTTATGGTGCGGTTGTAATTACGATTGGTGAGTTACAAGTAAACGTAATGCTCTGAGTACCAATATCTGCTACAGAGCCGTTAATGTCTGTGGTGTTGTTTACCAAAACAGTAGTGCTATATAGAGGATTACTAGCTGACACTACAGCGCTTGTTTGCTTAAGTGTAAGCGGTACTGTGGTACCCCAGGCAGATTGCAACGCAGTACGGACTGAGCCCGCGCCTGTCGAAGAATCATCATTAAGAAAATCTAGAGTAATAGTGCTGGCCTCTAGACCTTTAACAAACTTGTGAGCAGTATCGCCCATAGCTGTTACTTCAAGCTCATCAAAGCTACGGTTAATCGTAGCGCTCGTTGTATTTGTTGTTAATACAACGCTATTTAGCGTAACTTGTACGCCATTGGATAGAAATACGCTCACGGCCTACTCCTCTACTTTCTCTTTAGTTGGTTTTTCTTGTTTTGGCTCTTCATTTTGTTTTGGTACTTCTTGCCCTGTTCGCTTGAAAAAGGCTAAGTCTTCTTCGCTCCACGCCATTTTAGTCTCCTATGTCCAGCTCGTTAGTATGGATATTTGTAAATCTGCCGTCAATAAATCACCGCTAGCCACACTTAAAACGCTAGGTGCAGATACAGCGGTAACATTAAATACAATGGCACTACTAGCCAGTTTATTAAACACAGCTACGATAGTGTCCTCTATGCCTTGTAAGTTGCCTTCATTAGAAAACATTGGCACGGTCATAATAATTTTTAGGTTTGCCATAGGCGAGATGCTGGCATAAGAGTTATTGCTAGGGTTTATGTATGGGTCAGCCGGTGCAACTACAACGCTGTTAGCTAGAATTGTGCTAGGCGGGTAGGCAAAAGTACTCCATACGCCGACATTAGCCAGGGCTGCAGCTACCGTGCTACGTAAAGTAGTTATGGCCGCTGTCATTAGCCAACCATACTTGCAGGAGAAAGATACGGAGCCAAGAGGCCGCGCACGGATGCCATTAAAGTATTGCTCATCTTAAATGGGCTAGGGCTATATCCATCTACGCTAGTGCCTCCGTTTTGTGTGCTAAATCGGCTAGTCCAGATATTTTCTGCCAGCATTAAAGCTGCAGCGTTAATAGCTGGGGTATTGGCGTATGTAGCGGTCTTTGTATCATCACCTGTCATAGTGCCATAAGGCAATACGCGCCTAAAGTTTTGGTCAGCCGCTACTTTTGCATATTGGATAAAGCTATAGCCCTGTGGGAATTGCCAGTAATTAAGCTGCATATTAAATGCAGGTAAAAGATTAGCCGTACCTGTGCTAAAAGGAATCGTGCCTGTGATTGTATAAGTACCATTAAAAGTTGAACCTGCCCCGGCAACCGTAACGGACTCGCCAACAGTAAAGATGCCTGGGTTAGCCACCATTACCGTAGCAACATTATTTACTAACGCAGTACCTACTACTGGCGCACTATCAAACCACAAAAAGCCGTTAATTAAATCTTGTGCGGCTTGGCACGTATCCTCTATCCAGGTATAAGAATCATAAAGAGTACCGACACCCAAAGATGCCTTTAATGTCGCAGCGGTTACATAAGTAGCTGGCATTTTTATACTCCTTACTTACTTAGGTTTGGTAGGTCTCAAAGGGCTAAGAGACCTACCAAACTATTAGTGGGTTTTTATTATGTTAGGTTAAAGCGGCGGATACCACCGGCAATATTAACCATAGTGGCCATATAACCGTAGATAGCGATTTGTACCTGAAGATTAGATACAACGTTAACTGACATATAAGCAGTTGGTGACTCAAAAACTGTGAACGCTTCAGGCGCAATGATAAACGCTGACTCATCAATAGTTGTTGACACAACGTTACGGTCAATAAATAGGTCTAAGCCCATTACGTTGCCCTTAGCCGATGTAGTCGCAGCGTTGCCCCCGTTATTCATCGGATTCGCGGCAGAATAAATTGGGCGCCCAGTTGAATCTGTAGCCCCAAGTAGCAAACTCCATTGTGAGCTTCCTGCTAGATAATTCTTAGCAAAGTAGCTTGAGTTTGTGTAAGCAAGTGGTGCCTCTGTTGAGATGTATGAAATGATGCCAGCTGATGTAGCTGCTACAGCTGTAGCTTGTGTACCGCCGGCTGTAAGAGCTGCAATTACTGCAGCATCGGTTACCTTGAGATAGTTATTTGTTAACTCATTAGTAATCGCATCATAAAAGCCAGGGTCAGACCTTTCTAAAAGCTCAATGCTTAGTGTTTGCATACCACTATACTTAAAAATACTTGAAGTCAAATATTCTGAGACAGCATCGGTATTAGATACTGCTCCACCTTCAGCTTCAACTGTTACCGTTGGGTAAGTTGTAAACTTAGGACGGTTGATAGTCATACCGCTTGCTGGCACGGTTTGGCGGTCAACGCACTCAAAAGCTGGACGGCCAAAATTACCCTGTGTGGATACGATTGACTGTAAATATTGAGTAGGTGTAAAACCTAAGCCAGCGCTTGAGAAATCATCGGCTGCAGTAACAAAAAGGCGTGATTCTTCATCGCCTAGTGATGCTTTTACTTTACGTGCTGTGTACGCGCCCATAGACGTAATATCGTGGCGTACTCTTTGTGAGTTTAATGCACTTGGCATAATGATTTTACGAGCTGCCTCTACTGTAGGTGCAGCCTGCTCTAAGGCATCTGTTGCCTCAGGTGCGTTTTCTTCGGGGGCTGTAGTCACAGCGGCCTCGCTTTCTGTTTCGGTTTCGGTTTCGGTTTCGGTTGTTGTTGAGTTTGTTACTGTGTTAGTTGTTGTAACTTTAGTAGTTGTTGACATAGCAGCATCTAGTGGCATCTCGCCAGCTTGTGCTGCAATAGTTTGCACCGCAGCGCTAGTAAATGCGGCGCTCTCTACAAGTGACACCTCGCGTAAGGTGGCAGCGGTGACCAGGAGGTAGTTATCTTTAGGCTCTGATGCGGTAACTTCCACACCAACGGATAGGCCATCCATTAACGCTTCCTGGGCTAGCAAAATTGCATCATTACCACGTGAGCTAGAGCTAATCTTAAAACTTGCGTATAAACCATCGCTTGCGCTGTTAATAGTTTTCATACGTCCTACAGGCTTTGTATTATCGTGAGACATTAAAAGTTTAATTTTGTCAGGATTCTCGGCGCTAATTGAATTAGGGGCAAACACAACGCGGCCTGCACTTGTGTTACCTACTTCTCCATATGGCGCAATTTTGCCAGCGATGATGCGGCGCTCACCACTATCTACCGCTTGTACTACTCCACTAAACGTTAATAGCATTAGTGCCGTTCCCTTCATTAAGGCCCATTGGGCTTAGTTGTTCCATACTCTGAGCAGTTTGTAAATCTATTAAACCTAGATTAAGCATTTTTTCTATTGCATCTAAACGAGCTGCAGTATCGGCACGTAGGAAAGTCTCATCTAGGGCAAAGCGCACTACGTTACCGTGTGCAGTAATATCATCCATAGATAAGCGATTTTCAATAGCGCTAATAAACGGCTGTAATGAATAAGCTACAAACTCTTTACGGCCATCTAAGATATTTTGGTAAGTCATTGAATTATTCATATCCGCGCTTATGTAATATGCGGGTACGTTCATTAAACGCGCTACCTGTGTGGCTAAGTATTGGCTAGCCTCGTTGTACATCATATCTTTAGGACTAAAGCCAATATTTTGCACGTCTAAAGTGCTAGTGAGGTAGGCCGTTGACCTGCTACTTCTCGCGGCCTTCCAAGCAGCTAAGATGCCGCTAACTTGTGCCTCAGGTAAATCTGCACCGCTGTTTTTAATTACGCTAGTAGCCATTGGTGTAGCAGCTGCAACACTTGCTGCTTTTTCAATATCTATAGCAGCTTGAATTGTACGAGCGCCTGTCTCTAGTACTCCAGGTAACAAAGACTGAAAAGTAACAAGTGAACCAATACCCGACATAGGAGCGCGGGCGCCGTTAACGCTGTAATACTTTACGACCTCGCCTGTCTCATCTGTTGTTACTGTTACGCGAGTATTAGCTACCCACTCAAAACCGCTAGGACGTCCATCATCTGCATACAAACTTGTAACGCGCCAATAAGCAACGCCGTAAAATAGTAATGAATCAACTGTATAAGCAATAGTTACGCTACGTGGCTGGCGCATATCAGGTTGGTCAAGCCATAGTGGAGATTCAAGCTTTACGCCTGTAGATTTTTTATATAACTCTAAATCTATACTTGAGATTACGCCGGCAATTAAGTTACGGCATCTTCCTACTGCCGGTACTTGTAGCGCAGTAAATCTATCCATAAACGGC